CTTTCATATTACCACAAAAAACTTGGATTTTATCACTCTCTTGAAATTTATCAACCGCATCTTGTCTTGCGGGTTTTGTAGTTGACCCATCTAAATAAACCGATTTTTTACCAAAATGTTCGTGTATCTTTTTAAGTGGTTCCGTAAAATTACTGAAGATAATTACTTTCTTACCCTGTTCAATAATGTTCTCAGCAAGTTCAATCGTAGTTGCAATTTTTTCTTCAGCAATAACCTGCCTTACTTTCATCAATTTTGTAAATTGTACTGAAAGTGATTTTGATTCATCTTGTCTGTTATTATACCAATCATAATACTCACCCATCAACCCTTCATATAATCTTGATTTTAAACGAAGATATACGGGGGTTATTATTTTTTCAGGTAAATCCAAAACATCAGTTTTAAGTCTTCTTAAAATTTGACGTGATGTTCTTTCTCTTAACTCCTCCAAATTTGACGCTCCTGTAACATTCCAAACTTTTTTATTGCCAACTCTAAACTGATACCCATTACAATAACGAATTGCATAAGCCATCCAATTCTGACTAACAGGACTATCAATCAATTTTAAAATATTATAATAATTCATTGGTCTTGAAGTCATTGGGGTACCTGTTAATAACCAAAGTCTTTTAATGTCTTTAGTTAAATCCATTATGATTTTTGTTCTCTGAGCTTGAGCATTTGAGACATAATGTGCTTCATCAATAACAACCAAATCAAAATTTGATTTTAAGATTAATGAATTGTCTTTATCTTTTGGGTCGTGAAAATTTTTAAGGATGTCGTAGTTTGTAATAATAAAATCTGCATCCTCATATTTTTTACCCTCACAAATATAAACAGACCTATCGGTATAGTTTCTAATCTCTCTTTCCCAATTCAATTTAAGAGATGCGGGACAGATAATTAAAATCCTTTTAGAACCACTTTCCAAAGACGCAATTACGGTAGATGTTGTTTTACCAAGACCCATATCGTCCGCTAAAATAAATTTATCATTCTTTAACAATTTTTCAATTGCTTCTTTTTGGTGAGATAATGGAGGACGTTTATCGTACTTAGAATAGTCGACCTCAACAACATTTTCTTTATAGTCTTTGACTACCGCAGCTTTAGGTATCCAAAAATCGTGTATTGTATCGGCACTAAATATTTTACCCCAAATGTGGTAAGACTTATCTTTTTCGACTAAAATTTTCTCAACGTATATTTGGTCAGGTTCTTTAATAAATGGGTTATCGTCGACAAGTTTTTTAGAAAAATACGAATCAATTGGAACCCATTTTTTGGCAACTTTTGGAACTACTTTTTCAAAAGATAATACATATTCACATTGAGACCTTGTTGGGATATGTTTTTTGTTTGTGTCACATTGTTTTTTAATTTTTAGTATATAGTTATTAGACCCTCCATAGTTTTCTAAAACTAAGAGAGCTTTTTGTTCTATACTTAAGTGTGAGGTTCCTGTTTCCAAACTTTCAATGTTACATTACTACTAATAATAAGTGAAATAAAGATATTTATCAATATGTCACAAAGAAATGTACCAATTACTCGTTTAGGAAAATTTTTCGGTGCCGAAGATTTCACATTAGATGTGGGTATGGGCCGAGAATGGCTGGAGGGAGATATGAACTTTACTTTGGTTTTATATAGAGTTGATAAACAAAAAACAGATATTGATGATGTTTACGGAGAAGCTCTATCAAACGGAGTTAAATTTCATCCACCTGTTGAGTTTAAAGCCTATGTTCAAGTATCAGCACCTGAAAATAAAAATTTAGGTAATAGTAAAATCAATCAGTTTGAACCTGGTAATATTAGAATTTCCGTATACCAAAGTCAGTTGGACGAACTTGGTATTGATGTTGAGTATGGTGATTACATTGGGTATTATGAAAAAGAAAATCGTGTAAGATACTATGTAGTTAATAATGATGGTAGAGTTGTTTCAGATAATAAACACACATATGCCGGTTACAAACCGTTCTATAGAACAATAAATGCGTCACCTGTAGGACCAAACGAATTTAACGGATTATAAAATGGGATTACCTAAAAAAATAAAAAAAGACATTAGTCTTATTCCTAAAAAAGAAGGATTACCTCGTAGAATAGAAATGCTCGATATGATTAACGAGCACGGAACATATTTACCCAAATCCATATTACACGAGGATTTGGACAGAGGTTTTTTAGATTTTGTTAAAAATGATTTAGAAATCAGTACTGATGGAGTTAAAGTCCCAATCATTGATATTATAATGACAACCCAAAATTGGGCAAACTTTACAAAAACTTGGACATTTCAAAATTTAGATAAAAATCCTGAACCTCCTTTTGTCACTACAATTAGGAATCCTGAAGTTAAATATGGTTCATTACCTTCATTAATGTGGACTATTCCAAACAGAAAACAATATTTTTACGCAGCGGTTCCAAGTTGGGATGGAGATAGAAAAGGTTATGATGTTTACACTATTCCTCAACCAGTACCTGTTGATATTACTTATTCAGTTAAAATTGTTTGTAATAGGATGAGGGAGTTAAATAAATTTAATAAAAAGGTAATTGAAAAGTTTTCATCAAGACAAGCGTATACAAATGTTAAAGGTCATTATATCCCAATCATAATGAACGATATTTCTGACGAGTCAGTTATGGATGTTGAAAAAAGAAGATATTATATCCAAAGTTATCAATTCACTTTAATGGGATTTTTAATTGATGAAGATGAGTTTGAGGTTAAGCCCGCAATAAGTCGTGTGTTACAATTAATTGAAACTGAAACTAAAACATATAAATCTAAAAAAACTAAAGTTGTTCCATCGGAGTCTTCAAAAATTGTATTTAATTATGATTCTAATTCCGTAACACATTCTGAAACATTTGATTATACTGCAAATTTAACAGTTGGATTATCTAATAATGTTACAAATTATTTTGTATATATTAATAACCTTTTCTATGGTAATAACACATCGGTTATTCAAATAAATAATGGGGACACACTTCAAATAGATATACAAAAATTAACGTTAGGTGAGGAATCTTATATTACGTTAGAAATTGAGTTATTATAATTACTCTCCGTAGATATCACTTTTGTCTCCACAATTCTTCTTAATTAATCCTTCAATAAATTTAAAAATTTTTAAACCGTGTTTATCGCAGTGTTTTTTCAACAAATTGTGATGGTATTCCGATATTTTAAGGTTCTTGTATTTCATAGATAGAAAAGTAGACTTTTTTCATACTAAATAATAAATAGATTGGTTTTAATAAAGTTTTTTGAAAAATCAACAAGTATTTATAGAAAAATAAAAATTTTAAATCATTCATTTAAATGGCAACATCAAACACAGTTTTCGTTTCTCCCGGTGTGTATACATCTGAGAGAGATTTGAGTTTTGTGTCTCAAAACGTAGGTGTTACTACTTTAGGAATTGTTGGAGAAGCGTTACAAGGTCCAGCCTTTGAACCAATCTTCGTAACTAATTACGACGAATACCAACTTTACTTTGGAGGTACTAACCCTGAAAAATTCGTGAACACACAAATTCCTAAGTATGAGGCGGCTTACATCGCAAAATCATATTTACAACAATCAAATCAATTATTTGTAACAAGAGTACTTGGTCTATCAGGTTATGATGCGGGACCTTCTTGGTCAATCGCAACCGTTGCTAATGTTGATTGCTCAACTATTGGTATTGATACATCTAGTAATCAAAGTGCGAGTACTTACAGTATATTCTTTACAGGAACAACTGCATCCACAACAAGTGTGTCATTCTTTAGTGCAATCCCTAGTCCAATTGTTGGTAACTTCACTTCACAATACACTCAGTTTGATGGAGGGGTATCAACAATTTCTGATGATATGAAGAGTATGATTCTTGGTATTTTAAGAAGTAATTCAACTTCAGCAAATACTATTAGTTATTGGGGAGCTATCTCAGGAGTAAATTACTCAACGTCTGCGGCTACATACACTAATGGTCTTAATCAATTTGGTGTAAGTAGTTTATCTGCCGAGTCAATCACAAGTTGTTCAGGGTTAGATGATGCTTGGTTCTATTCAAACTTTAACCCAACAACTGGAGATAACTATTCAGGTTATTCTTTCTACGGAGCGGTAACATCGTTATCAGGTAATTCTTGGGCGGTTTCAGGAGTATTCTCAGGTACTGTAACAGGTAGATATTACGCATTTAGTGGTGACGCTTACTCTGACTACAATAACATTTCAATTGCGACTTTACGTTCAAGAGGTTTGGCAAATTATAGTTCAGATAATGGACCTGTATATCAGGTATCTGCAACCACTGATTTAATTATGAGTTGTGCTGGAGCATATTCAGGTGTAACGAAAAACCCATTCCAAACATTTTTAATCTCAGGGGTTACAATTGATAGTACTAATTTTAGTTATGAGGTGTCATTACAACAAACAAGTGCTAACTACATTTCTAAAGTGTTAGGTACTACTAATTTTGGTAAACCAAAAGAAAGTTTCCCTGTATTTGTTGAGGAATCGTATTCGACCTTATTGAATTACGGATATAATAAAGGTTATATTAGAGGTCTTAACTGTACAATAGGTTTAGACTCAACAGAATCTGCAAGAAGTTTACAAAGTGATTCATTAGGTTTCTATTTGGAACAATATCAAACACCTGTATCTCCTTGGGTTGTATCTGAGTTAAGAGGTAATAAAGTATATGAATTATTTAAATTCTACACAATTTCTGATGGTAATGCTGCTAACACACAAGTGAAAATTACTATAGCAAACATTTCGTTTAATAATGGTACATTTGATGTGATAGTACGTGATTTTTATGATACAGATGAAAACCCTGTAACTGTAGAGAAATTTACTAACTGTTCTTTAGACCCAAATCTTAATAACTACATTGCTAAGAAAATAGGTACATTAGACGGAGAGTATGCATTAAACTCTAAGTATATTATGGTTGAGGTTAATTATGACGCTCCAACAGATGCACTTCCTTGTGGATTTGACGGTTACATTAATAGAGAATACCCAACAATTAGTCCGGCATTCCCAATTTATAAGACCCAATATTTTTTCCCAGGTGAAACAATCTTTGACCCTCCATTTGGTAATTCAAGTGGTACTAATAACGCAACACAAAGTTCAGGTGACAATGTGAGAAGAAGTTATTTAGGGTTTTCTTCACAGTTTGGAGTAGATGAAAGTCTATTAATTTATAAAGGAAAACAAAATCCAATTAGTGATTTCTGTGATGCAATTACTGGTTCTGATTGGGCGTATAAATCAAGAGGTTTCCATATGGATAGTGGGGCAACAGTAATAACTATTGGTAGTGGTTATGTAACATCAGGACAACCAGCATTTGATTGTGGTGTGGCATCATTTAACTCTGAACCTACTTCAGAAACCAACCCATACTACAGACTTTACGCACGTAAATTTACATTGTTAGTACAAGGTGGTTTTGACGGATGGGATATCTACACTGAAAGAAGAACAAATTCTGACAGATTTGTACTTGGACAATCAGGGTACTTAAACGGAGCTTGTCAATCAACAAGATATCCAACCGCAACAGGGGCAGGTATGTTCAAACGTATTACTGTAGGTGATAATACTGTTGACTACGCAAATACTGATTATTACGCATACTTGTTAGGACAACAAACATTTGCAAATCCTGAGGCGATTAACATTAACGTATTTGTAACACCTGGTATTGACATTGAAAATAACAGTAATCTTGTAGAATCATCTATTGATATGATTGAGAATGATAGAGCTGACTCTATTTACATCACAACTATCCCTGACTTTAACTTGTTACAACCTTCAACATCTATGGACAACTTAATTTATCCTCAGGAAGTTGTAGATATTTTAGAGACATCGGGAATTGATTCTAACTACACCGCAACTTACTACCCTTGGGTTCTTACTCGTGATACAGTAAATAACACTCAAATTTATATACCAGCGACTGCTGAGGTAACTAAAAATTTAGCGTTAACTGATAATATCGCATTCCCTTGGTTCGCAGCCGCAGGTTACACTCGTGGATTGGTAAATGCAATTAAAGCACGTAAGAAGTTAACTCAAGAAGATAGAGACACTCTTTACAAAGGTAGAATTAACCCAATCGCAACTTTCAACGATGTTGGAACTGTTATTTGGGGTAACAAAACTTTACAAGTTAAAGAATCAGCTCTTGATAGAATCAACGTAAGAAGATTGTTATTACAAGCACGTAAATTGATTTCAGCAGTGGCTGTAAGGTTATTGTTCGAACAAAACGACCAAGTAGTAAGACAACAATTCTTAGATTCGGTTAACCCAATTTTAGATTCAATTAGAAGAGATAGAGGTTTATATGACTTCAGAGTAACTGTTCAAAACACACCTGAAGACTTAGATAAAAACCAAATGATTGGTAAAATCTATATCAAACCAACTAAATCTCTTGAATTCATTGACATTGAGTTCTTAATCACTCCAACAGGAGCATCATTTGAGAACATCTAAAATGATATAACAAATTTAAAAGACCCCCTTAAATGGGGGTTTTTTATTTGACCTAATATTTATAAGATATGAAAAATATTTTTGAAGGTTTTACAGAAGAAGGTACCCCGGACTTAAAGTATTATGCATTTGACTGGGACGACAACATTATGTATATGCCAACCAAAATAGTTCTTAAAGATAAAGAAGGAAAAGAAGTTGGTATGGGGACTCACGATTTTGCAAAATATCGTACAATGGTTGGAAAGGAAGAA